GATATTATTTGTTCCACTTGAAGGAGCTGCACTAAAAGTAAGAGTAGACCCATCAGGAATAGTATAAGCAGAACTATCCTGAACAACACCATCAACTGATACAAGTATGTCTTGGACATTTGATACTGTTCTGCCTAATGCGAATGTAGTATCACTTCCATCACCATTGAACCTTACAACTGCAGGTGGTGCTTGAAAGTTAGCAGGAAGTTGATTTCCTATCATTGCCATCTTATGTAATCTCCATGATTGATAATGCTATATCTGTTGCACCTGATGCAGTTAGCTTCAGTACGTCAGTAGTCTCCATAACTACCTTATTACCTGATAGCAGTTCAAGTGATGAACCTGCAGGTATAGGAGCATTAGTTACTAATTCAACGTCTTGGTTAGCTTCGTTGTTAGCACCTGCTCTGTTTGATGTGTCTGAACTTAAAGTAACTGTGGCAGTAGTTTGACTAGTTGTTGTATTACCAAGCATAATTCCTAGAACAACTGTTGTTGTAGAACTTGCTACTGTGTAAATGACATCTTCGCTAGTTACTCCTGCTTTAGTTACCACTTTAAATGTATTTGCCATTTTTCTCTTTCCTTATAATTATACACTATTTGTGTGTTTTTGTCAAGTTAAATTTAACCTAACGCAATCGCTAACGCAGTTGGGTCTTCACTAGAAAACCCTGCACTAGTCAAATATGTTTTTACATCTGTCAATGCTACTTGTTTCATAGTGCCATTGTCATTTGTAACAAATCTGTCTGCATCTGCTAATGTTGTTGATGTTGCAGACGTATCACCATCAATTATATTTATCTCTGCTGCAGTAGTAGTCACTGTTGTTCCTGCTATAGATAATGCATCTGTTTCAAGAGTTCCATCAAAGTCTCCATCTACTGCATCTATATTACCTTTGAATATAGTAGCACTTACTGTTCCTGTGCTTGGATTATAAGTAAAGTCTCCATCTGATTCTAAACCTACATTTCCTGTAGCTGAAGTATCCTCAATGAATGTAATTAAGTTTTCTTCATTTGTATTTTCATTATCTGCAACAGTTACGTGTGCAGCATTAGTAGCATTCGTTACTGTAGTTCCTGCAATCACTGTAGCAAGAGCAGTTCCATTTACTGTTATAGCATCTGCTTCTAATGTGCCATCAATATCTGCATCGCCTGATATATCTAATTCAGTGGCAGTTAGCTTAGCAGTTTGTAAATCTTCAAAGCTAGAACCTAACTTTAATTCAAACTGAGGTCCTGTGGTGTTATATGTAAATGTAGCATCATCACCTGAACCACCTTCTATTGTAATACCTGCACCATTGATAACTGCACTTGTGCTATTACCACTGTCTAGTACAATGTTGTGGTCGTTTAGATTTACAGTTGTTGAGTTTACTGTAGTTGTTGTACCTGATACTGTAAGGTCACCTGTAACAGTTAAGTTATCTGCTACAGTTACTTCAGATGTGCTATGTCCTAATGTTATAGCAGTTCCTGATACACCTGTACCAATAGATATTGACTCACTACTATTTCCTGTATCTACTATAAGATAGGCATCTGAACCTTGTTTAATTGTAAATGCAGTTCCTGAGTTGTCTGATACTGCTACGTTAATATCTGTTGCATCTGCACTAATAGAGTCAAGTGCAATGTCACCTACGTTTGTTATTGCATTGTCATTAAAAGATGTAGCACCTAAAGATACAGTTCCTGTTGCAGTTAAGTTACTAGAACCTACATCTATGTTGCCAAAGCCACTAGAGATAGCACCACTATCAAGTGTTCCTACTGTTGTTACATTTGATAATGTATCTAATGCAGACTCAAAATAAGTTTCAAAGTCAGTTAAAGCAACTTGCTTCATTGTTCCTGCATCATTGACTACAACTCTATCTGCGTCTGCAAGTGTAGTAGAAGAAGCAGAAGTATCACCATCCATGATATTTAGTTCTGTTGCAGTTGCATCTACTGCAGCTAGTTTTGTAAAGTCAGCTTGTACTAATCCTGATACACCATCTAATAAATTTAATTCTGTAGCAGTGGCAGTTACGTTAGTACCACCAATGTCTAATGTAGTTACAGATAGTTCACCTGCTACTGTAACAATACCATCTGCAAGTGTTATTAAGTCTGTGTCACTTGTATGCCCTATTGTAGTGCCATTGATTATAACATTATCTACTGTAAGAGTTGTAAGAGTTCCTACAGATGTTAAGTTAGGCATTGCAGTTATTTCATCGTCAAAGTAAGCAGCTAAGTCTGTTACTGCTACCTGAACCATAGTTCCGTTATCGTTTAGTACAACTCTATCTGCATCGGCTACAGTTGTTGATGTAGCACTAGTTCCACCATCTACTATGTTAAGTTCTGCTGCAGTAGAAGTTATTGCAGTACCATTAAAGTTAATAGCATCTAAATATGCAATGCCATTAATGTATATATCTTTCCATTTTTTACTAGATGAACCTAAGTCATGTGTATTATCATCGTCAGGTACAATGTCAGAATCTACCTCTCCACCGAACACAATGTTGTCTGTGTCTGCATCACCGAGAGTTAATGTACCACCATTGAATGTAGTCGTACCTGTTACAGTAAGATTACCACCTATGCCTAAGTTACCTGATATGTCTGCATTACCATTAATATCAATAGTTGTTGCAGCTATTTGTATTTCTGTGTCGGCTACTAAATCTAATTGTCCATCGGTAGATGAATTGATGTATATTGCTGTATCTCTGAATTGTAACTTCTCTGTAGAAGCGACAAGTATGTCATCACTAAATTCAAAATAATCCTCGTCTTCTTTCCATGTTAAAACACCATCAGATGTTTCACCATCAAATGTAACTGCTATGTCTGTACCTGCAGTGCCATCACCTATTGTAATCGCAGTTCCAAGTAGTTTTGTAATAGGACCACCTTCTGCAGTCGTACCATCGTGAGTATGTCCTGTACTTGCTGCGAAGGCTGCTAATAACTGATTAAACTCATCATTGGTATGAGCAGCAGTGATTGTATCGCCATCACTATACGAAGACTGTCTTGTATATGTAGCTCCCATTTATCTCCTTGCTCCTGTTTGATATTCTAACTGAAATCCCTTTAAGGAATATGGTGCAGTAGAACCACCATCATTAACTCTCAGTGCAACTGCAAATCCTGACCCTTCAACTGCTTGTCTTACCAATGGTTGTGAAGCACCACCATAAGTTCCAAAGTTAGTAGAACCTGCTCCATAAGTTGCAGTTCCATATATTGCAGCTATATCACTAGAGTCTAATTCATAAGCTGCAGGTCTTGCAGAATCTTTTGCTTCATAGTCATATCTTAAAAACAAATCTGCATCTATTGTTGATTCAGGTTTAAAGTTTACGATAACACGTTGCATATGTTTACGTATACCTGCATCACCAAATGTCATGTCAGGACCTCTATATTTACCTAATATAGCAGTTCCATCAAAGTCATTACCTGATTCTTGTCTGTAGATGTATCCACCACTGTACGCACCATGTAGTACGATTACATCTCCTGCTGATACAAATGTATCTGTAGAGGCAGGTTTTATTCCTCTAATCTTAGCAAACTCAAATTGTTGTCCTCTTAAAACACATATAACACCTTGAGTTGCATTTTCTCCTGTACCATCTTTAGTAAAGAATATTCTGTATTGTGTCTTATCAGGTATAACTATAGAGTCAAACTCTGAGGCACTTGCTAAGTTATCATCAAATAAACTTTGCACATTAGAACTTATAGTTCCTAATTCAACGTCACCAATTCTTGCAGTACCTGCAATGGTACGTAATCCATCAGGTCCTAAGAATATTAAGTCACCTGCAAATTCTTGGATTGTATCTCCGTTGATACATCCTATGTCTCTTGTTACTGCAGTTATAGCAAAGTTACTTGTTGATGTTCCTGATAATTTAAATATTCTATTTTGACAAAATATAAATAAATCTTCTCGGAAAACTTTAAGACCTGTTATTTCATCATCAACTTTAACAGTCCCTGCACCACTTCCTGTGGCAAAGTTATCTTCATCAAAAGGTACACTAAATACTAGCTCTTGTTTAGCACTTGACATACCTGCGTAGAACATATGTTCTTTAAATGCTACAACAAACTTAGCACCTGTTACTGCAGTGCTTACTTCTCCACCACCACCTGACGATACATCTGTTGCACTAAATGATGTATTAAATACTGTTGGTGCGTTTGTTCCATCTACTACAATTAACTTATCATTACCATCAAAGTTAAATCTTTCAAAGTTATACTTACCTGCACTTGTTCTGCCACTATCTATAGTAGTCCATGAAGAACCACCCGGAGTGGCTTGAAATATATTTGTTCCTCTTGCTGCTACAACTTTACTTGCAAACGTAGCAACCATTAATACTTTTTCTGAAGAAGAAGAAGTTTGTGGAACAACTGCAGTTACATACTTACTAAATCCATTTATTCTTCTGTAGCCACCTTCTATGTCAGGCTCAAAGTTTTCTAGTTCTAATGCCTCACCCGGTTTCATCATAAAGGTAGAACGATTAAGAACTAATCCACCCTCACAGTTAAATGCAACAGGTGTTACTTGCGATAGGTCAGCCATTTTAGTTTAGCCTTGCGTTAAGCGTGTTTGCTCCGTATGTTCCTGCTCTAGGTATATAAGTAGAACGAACATATTGAAATTTGTTTACTAATAAGGTTTGCATATTTTTTATGCCTTGTTCAAACCTTTGAAAATTTAATTGATATTGTTGTGTTTCACCTCTGTATTGATAGACAAAAGCAGTAGCTCCATCTATTATTAC